ACTGGCTGCTGCCTTGGTGGCTGCATCGTCCAGACCAATCTGGAGGTCGAGTTCAGACCGCTCTTTGAGAAGACGCTGTGCCTCGGAGAAGTCCTCCTTGACTGCGAAGACATCCATCAGCGCCGCTTCCGTCTGCCTCTCCTGCCCAATCAGGGAGTCGAGGTACTGGATGCGGTCCTGCTCACTGTCGATGTCCTGCTGGATGCGCTGGACACGGTACATCGCCGCAAGGGTCCGCTGGTAGCGGTCCATGTACGACTCACGCCGACCATCAAGGGGTGTGGGCATGGTGCCTCCTACTGCGCGACGGGTGTGGTTCCGGGGACGACCCCGAAGTTAAACGAGGGGTTCGCAGCGTACATAGCCTGCATCTGCCGGAACATATCATCGGACTGCTTCGCCTTGGCGGCTGCATCAGCCTCCTGCATCTCGACAGCCTGCATGTACTGAGCCTGTTGGGCCGCAGATGATCCGAGAGAGGACAGGCCACCTGTGAACGCGGCTGCGATGCCTTCCGCTCGTGCTGCTTCCGCTGCCTGCTGCTTCTTGGTCAGGGCGTCAATCTTCGACTGCTCTGCTTCCTTCTCGGCCACGTCCATCTGCTCAATCATCACGTTCTGCTGCTGACGCATGGCTCGCTCGGTGCCTGCTTCTGCCATCTCCTGCAAGAAGACCTCTCGGCCACTCACGGACCCGCTCAGACCACGCGCTGCTGCCTGCTGGAGTGATGCAGCCTCCATCTCTCGCTGTGCGCCTGCCTGTTCGGCAAGGAACCGCTGCTCCATCGAACCACGCTCGCGCTCAGTCAGACCGAGTTCGCCTCGTGCCTTGCGGCGCTCGAGTTCATCCCGCTCCTTCTGCTCCGAGTCGGTCAGCATCAACTTCTTGGCGGCTCGCGCCTGTCCGATGCCCTTGCCTGTGCCTGCTGCCGCGCCAATACCTGCGGCAATCAGCGCCATTGTGATGGGTTCCATGATTACCTCTACAGATAGAATGCTTCGATGGTACAGCCCCAGTTTACCAGTCCTGTGCGGTCAACCGAGGTGTGAATGGCGAGGCCAGCCTTGGTGCTGCCTACTGCCGCGTAGTCGAGAGAGATGGTGCCCTGCTTGGCATGGTATCCGGCTCCCTGAGGGTAAGTCTCTGCCGTTCCGATGGGGTAGGAGACTCCGACACCGTATGCGGCGTTGCGCCCGTCGATGGCGTGCCGGTTCCATGTGCCGATGGCGCTGTCCAAGCGACCGATGAAGGGGATCACGGTCAACCGGCGCTCCGCTTCTGCCACCTGATACGTCGCTGTGCTGCTGTCGTTGCCCACCTCAGCCTCCCACCAGTAGTGGTACAGGATGCGGGCGTCCCGGCGTAGTTCAATCTCGAAGGAGGTCTGCGGGAAGCCATGGATGGCCACGGAGTTCGGGCGACCTTGACCGGAGAGGTACTTGGTCGCGAACTGGAGACGAATCTCGGTCCCTCCTGCCCACTGACCGCCTTGATGTCCGGTGACGCCATGCTGGACTCCGGTGTACGGCTCCTTGTACGGAGGCTGCACATGCCGGGTGTCAATCCACTTGGCTGTCTCGAAGTCTCCCGCGACGATGCCACGGTGAAGGTAGACCTTGAGGGCTTCCTCGTTGCCTTGCAGGTTGGCTGCGGTGAGGATGGTGCCGTCTGCGAATGTGGTGGGTGGGCTGAATGACATCAGAACCTCGATGAACACTGGGCTGAGTGGTGTCCACGTCTTTTCGATATAGATAGAGAATGACAACACGTGGACACGGCTTCACCCCAGTAGTGGCGGGGGTTCTCGCTCATTTGACCCGCATCTTCAAGGCAGTGATGCCTCCACCGTTGTAGTCGAGCCTCGCATCCCCGGCGACGTTGTCTGCCCGAATGAGGTAGTTCGTCGCTCCGACGTTGTAGGCACCGAAGGGACCGGAGAAGACAATCCGCAGTCCGTAGATGGTCTGGTTGCCTGAGGTCGGGTGGTAGTGCCATGCACCGTCCACCGCAGTCCAGCCGACAGGGATGGTCAGGACACCACCGCTCAGTTTGCCGTTGTTCGGGGCACCACCTGTCTCGACCACCGACTGCACGACCGATGTGGACTGACACGAAGCCAAGGGGTTCCCGCCACGAGAGCCGGTCACGATGCTGTTGAAGTCAGCCTGTCCGGGCACATTGACAAAGTTCGTCAGACCGTTGCTGGTCACGTCCCACTGGAGCCAGAATGCCCAGCAGCCGTAGCCGGAGAAGACGTTCGCGGTGGAACCGCCGGTCGAGAAGGTCCAGATCAAATCGGATGACGTGTACGGACGGGTGCCTTCCCATCTCGGGCGCACAGACAAGTCCCAGTACACGCGGAGCATGTCCTCGTTCTGGTTCAAGGTCAGACCAGTCGCGCCGAAGGAGAGGTCTGTCGGCGTACCGCCTGAGTCCGATACGATGTGCGGTGCAGCGCCCGTAGACTGCCCGGTGACGGTGGTGTCTGCCGTGTGCCTCCAGTCGTTGTAGCCGATGGACTGCGTATACAGCGCCGGGGCCATGAAGCGGAGCACACCACCCTTGAACTGCGGAAGGTCGATGGCCGCATCTCGGGTGTTGAACTGGTTCAGGTTCGTCTGGGTGAACTGGGTGAACCTGTCATTGAGGCTTGCCGCGTTGATGTCGTCGCCATCCTTGACGGGTGGCTGAGTGAGTCGGGACATTAGCGATACCTCGCGATGAACAAGTAGCGGCTGTTCCAGATATGGCCGTATGGAACGTGGTTATTGCTGTTGTCCTCGTCGGCTGCATCCTCAGAAGGAGCAGTCAGTTTGTACTGGAACTCCACGTTGAGGTCGCCGGGAGGGAAGTCAGTCGCGGTCACAAGCCGGGTGGTCTGGTGTGTGGATGCTCCGCGCCTCTCGCAGACGGTCACACCGTTGATGACGATCCTCATTCGCATGTAGTTCGGGCTTCCCGGCTTCCCGTCGTTGATGCCTCTCGCGAAGATGTTGTTGACGTAGGTGTTGCAGGACCACTCACAGAACAGGTTGCCGCCCTTGAATCCCGCGAGAGTCAAGGAGCCTGAGCCTGCGATGTTGGTCCATCCACCGGCTTGCACTTGGATGGTGCTGCTGTTCCATGCGGCATCGGCAACCCCGGTGTCCCGCTCCGAGGTCTGCTCTCCACCAGACGGGTACTCCGCAGACTGCCACACCTGATGCAGCGCGTTGTCCTTGAGGTCTTCCTCGTCTACCCACGCCTCAGGCATCTGTGCCCGGTCGATGGTGGTCATGCTCGACTGCTGTGCCCGAATCTCGTCGTTCATCAAGCGTGGAGTGACCGCAAGTCCCGCCTGTGCTTCGTGCTGAGTCCACTTCTTCATGAGTTTGCCCTCACTCCTGCGACGACTCGCGTTTGTTTGGTGGTCCACTCCAGTTCGTAGCCGACAAGGGTGATGTCCTCGTTGGTTTCAATCTCGAAGCAGAACCATGCACAGGACTGATGGGCGACGGAGAAGCGGAGAGGCACAAGGCGTTCCTCCCGCCAGTTCCCCGTACCGAGCACAGCACTGTCGAGGGTGGGCTGAGAAGCAGCGTCAGGGGACTGTGCCGTGTACGTCCGCTCGATGGTCGGGACCAAGGAGAAGTCCTTGTAGTGGCGCATGGTGATCTGCGGCTTGCCCGTCGTCAGCACCCAGACGGTCACGTAGGACACCTGCTTCATCATCTGAGGGTCGCCACCAGACCACCACGACGACCGGTATGCCGATGTCGGTGCAGCCGAGTAGACCAAGGCGTCGTTGACGACATCCATTCCCATCGCACGCTTGCCCGAGATGACGAACAGGCCACGCTGACTGTCGCTGCCGCCTGTCTCCGCTCCGGTGTTGTGCCCGAAGATGACCGTGCCGTCGTACAGCGTCGTGGCGGCACCTACAGGGAACCCGACTCGAGTGGTCCATGCGGAGAGCGTGTCTGCCGTCTGGAGCCGGTCTACGTGGAGCACAAGCCCAAGGTTCGGTCTGTCGTTGCCATCCACAGGGACGTACAACTGATACTCCCTCGACTTTTCACTGAAAATCCCCTGTGCCTTCGCCATGCAGTCGGGGGTGATCCGCTCAATGATGTCGTCCTGCGGGACGGTGAGGTTGATGACCTCGTTGACCGCACCACCTTGCAGACCGCCTACCACCGCGTAGACGCCATCGACGGCAAGGAAGCAGACACCCAGCCCCGGTACGGTCGCGATGGAGTGCGGTGCCCTGCACGTCACGCTGTTGCTCAGGGGAGTGACCGTGAAGCCGTTGGTGTAGTCGCCCTGTACGATGTCGATGCCGTTCTCTCGGAAGACAAGCAGGGTGTTGTAGTTCGAGAAAAGTGCGGTGATTCCGCCACCTTCCGCGCTCAGTTCGATGTACGCATCAGCAGCAAACTGCTCAATCAGGCCCACGGTCGAGTAGAACAGGGTCTTGCAGTCGTTGATGCCTCCGTCGAGGAACAGACAGCCGTTGAACAGTGCGCTGAACCGGGCAGCAGGAGCCGGGAGAGGACCGGTCGCAATCTCAGGAGCAGGCTGACCAAGGTTCGCGGTCGCTACGCCATCGAAGAACGTAGTCTCCACGTTGTTCCGCACGAGGTCGATGAAGTAGAGCGTGGTGTCACCGGGGGACACGTAGTCAGCGCCGTAGTTCGTCGTCCGGTAGACCTTACGGGCCACGGTGCCGGGAGGACCAAGCGGCAGGGTCATCGCACAAGCATGACGGAAGCCTTCTGCACCTGCATCCAGCGCCCACTTGATGCTGGCCAGTGTCGAGATTGGTCCCTCGGAGCCTGTGTCGCTGATGAAGGAGCAGGCCCACCCGAAGATGGCTTCCTTGTCTCCGTCCGCGTTGCCCGTTGCGGTGTTGTTCGCGAATCCAAGGCCCCACTTGCCTCCATCGGGGATGGCGTTGCCCTGCTGAGGACACCAGAGGGTCACTGCGCCGTTGCCAGATGCCTTGGGAGCGGGGAAGGAGCCACCGGAGGGTGCAGGGTAGGGCTTGACGTTGCGAACGTCTACAGGGGTCGGCAGACCGTCAAAGCCGAAGGGTCTGATGCACTGGTCGATGGTGTTGGTCGCATCGACGTAGCCAGCAAGGGGCCATGGACGGACAATGATGGGCCGGTCTACACCGTTCGTGATGATGGTCCCGTATGCCGTGGTCGTGAACCAACTACCTGCCTCGGTCGGAGCCGGGATGTTCCTGTTCTGCGCCACGGTCAGCACTCGGTCTACACCAGATGCCTCGTAGACGAGATGGAGGTTGCCGTCTGCCTCGTAGAAGATGTGCTGCCGTGCGCCTGCTGCAAGTGCTTGAGCACAGTGAAGGCTGTAGACCGGGCCGGTGTTGGTGAACGGCGTCCACGACGAAGGCGAGGCCATGAACGGCTCGTACCCAAGGCGGGTAGACCATCCACCGGTTGTCTTGTCGATGGTCAGGTTCTCCGCACGTCCCGCGTTCTGCGCGTTCTGCGGCAGTTTGGTTTCTACGCCACCCGCAAGCGGGGTCTGGAAGACGTTCTGCTTCACTGGAGCCTCACGTGAAGGTCAGGGGACCGAAGGGGTTGCGGACGAACCTGTAGCCTGCTGTCGGCGTGCCTTTGATGATCCTGCGAGGAACCTTCTGCAAGAACCGCTGCTCCATGCCCCTGTAGAGCACTTCCTTCTTGCGCTGATACACTGCGGAGAGGGCAGGGTTGTCCACCTTCAAGGTCAATGCTTCCAGCGCCGCGAAGGCGATGATTTGCGAGTACGAAGCAGGCACGAAGGGAGAATCTTGGTCCTCCTGCATCTTCGGTGGGGTGATGACCGAGCGCACGTTGAGCGCCTGATTGCCTGCCGGATGCGGGAACAACTGGATGGACGTGTACGCCGCAGACTGGTTCCACTGATACCGGATCGATCTCGAGTGGAAGGGCTGACTGGTCAGGGTGGACAGTTTGAGGTCTGGCTTCAAGGTGATGCCACCGAAGGGGTCGATGGTGTCCACATCGAGTGCAAGTCCGCCACCTTGCTCGTCATCAGCATTCCGAACTCGGATTGGCGCAAGGATGCCCGCCTCAGGGCAGGTGATGTAGTAGCGGCGGTACAGGCCAGTCTGCGCGTTGATGGTTTCCGGCGTGAAGGTGAGG